CGGTTAATGTTTACCAGTAAATCATAATCTCTGTTACTTCCGAATAGCATTATTTTTCTTCTATTGAATTTTCGGCTACTTTAACAACTCTTATAACAGTATACTTACTTAAAGCATTTTGTTTAAAGGAATTGAAGGCCGATACACCGTCATTCTGTGTAATTAGTTTAATTTTGAAGATTTCAACTCCAGGTCTTTCTTCTCTTACTAGTGTAACTGTGGTAACACCTGGTAGGGCACGTAAAAGTTGACCTACTTTAGCTGATCCCATGTCTTCCTTAAATATAACCTTTGCCATTGCAACAAAAGTTCTAAATTCTACCTGTTCTATTATTTTACTTAACTTCATTATCCTATAAAAATTGTATATGGTACGTCTGTTAACGTTTTCCTTAAATTTTCAGATTCATTAGCTTTTCTTTCTAATTGAGCTTGTCGAGATGTTTGTTCTAACATTTCTTTTAACTCGGTCATTAGTTGTTCCCTTTCTGTACGTGAATCCGCAAGAAGATCAGATTGATTTAATGTAGCTTCTGAACCTGGTACTGGTACTGTTTGGTATTTACCTCTAACGTAAGCTAATAACTCTTTTGTTAGGGCTAAAGTATATCTGAATATCCATTGCCTACCAACACTGTTAATATGCGAGTAATTAGGGTTGTCATAAGGTACTTCACCAACATTTGTAACTAGTCCCTTGTCTGGGTTAGTAAATGCATTATTTTTATCGTCTAATTTATAGTAATCAAACAACATATTATAGTTAGCTCTAGGTATTGGAAAAATACGTAGTTTATTATTAGTTAAGTCAAATGAATAAGCAGATTTACGTACTTGATCATTCATCTCTATAGCTTGTATCTTAGCTAAATCAAATGAAACTGGCATTAACATAAAATTAACTCCTGGACTAAATGATCCAAAGTCAAAGGCATCCATTAGTGACTGAACTCCTGTACCTGTACCGGCATAGGGGTCAAAGTATCTTAATATTGCTGGTGGAGCTTCGTAGTATACTCTTCTTACTTCTATACCACCTTCTATACCTTGGTCAACTGCCCATTGGTCTAGGTCATACTCTTGTACTGATGCGGTCATTTGAAGAGATCCAGTGTGTTTAGTTACCAATCCACCTACTTCTGCTTCTGTACCGTAATTTTTACTTATATTTACTACTGTGTTAAGAGTAGGTTCTATTAATCTATTATTAAGGGAACTACCAGTTGCTGCTCCTTCTAGATTGAGATAGTTTTCTCTTATTTTATATTGAAAGACTTCATTACCGTATGTAGTCACTGCTTCTTCAAAGCAAGCAAAGAAGTTTTGATCCTGTAGCTCTACATCCATTAAAGGGAACCCTAAACGAGTACCACAAAATTTAGCTACTTTTACTGCATCAGTTTGAAAGTCTGAATCGGTGTCATAGAAGCCAAAAGGAGTCGAGCCGGTTGTAAATGTTGCACTACCGTTCCATATCACTACATTTGCCATATTCTAGTTTTAATATAAATAGATAAAAAAAGAGGTCCAAAAAGGACCTCTCTTAATAAATACTATAAAAAAATATCTTAGATCTGACCTACGTCTGAAATAAAGATTTTTCCGTAGAATTCTGGTCTAATCATCTTCTTAGCATAACGAGTCATTAAACCTTTTCTTGGAGTGAAGGTTTCTGGATCGTATACTAGAGGAGTCATTAATAATGGTACGTAAGGAGCATAAACTGCACCAGCTTCTAAGAATTGAGATCCTCTAAATCCTAACAACATAATGTTCTCAGTCATATAAGGGTTCTTGTATACTTTGAATCTGTTAGCTAAGCTACCAACTTTCTGTACGCCCATGTTAAACTCTTGCTGATCACCATCTGTAGCAGCTGCATATCCTGGAATAGATTCTAAGATTGTAGCAACAGTTGGAGATGTTACGATGAAGTTAGCACCACCTCTAAGAGTTTTTTGGTGAATCTTGTTAGATACCTTCTGAACTTTAGTTCCTAATGTTTGGAACCATTGTCCTTGTGTGTTGTAGAAGTCAGAAGTAGCAGTAGTCCAAGCTGAACCATTGTATACTTTGTTATTCTCAGCACTCCATTTTTCAGTAGTAACAGCATTCTGGATCAACATATCTAGTATCTCTAGATCGATTTCCATTGAAATGTATTCACTTAATAGTGAAGTCAATTCAGCTTCTGCATCGATTGAGTGATATGCGTTAAGATCCTGTGCAAATTCTGGAGTCCATTGTGCCTTTAACTTTCTAGTCTTAGCAACAATTGCTTCAGAAGCAAGTTTTACGTCGATTTCTGGAATAGAGATTGAAGTATCAACTGCAGCAGAAGAATTAGCTTAAAAGTCTCCTCTGTCGTTATCTACTGGTTGAGTTAAGTATCCAATGCTCAATGCTGTATTAGCATCAATATCTGCTGTTTCTGTTACGATGAACGAAATAGTAGTTCCTGAAATTTTAGTATACTGTCTGTGTACAGTTGTAATATCAGCTGAATCACAAGAAAAAGCTCTTACACCTTCTGTGTCAGGTAATGTTAGGTCTGTAGATAAAATGTTAATTTTAACGATTTTAGCTCCGTTACCTGCAGCTGCTGCTGACTGAGAGAAATCTAAGTCATAGTCAAAGTCTGCTAGGTCTGTGTTTAGGTCTACTGAAGCAGTAGTAAATTTACCAGTTGCTAGTGTGCCAGCAAGATCCCCAGCTCCTAAACCTGTAAAGGTTGCAGGATTGATTGAGTATCCAAATTTACCAGCACCGTAAAGACCATCAGCTACATCTTCGTCTACTGACATCTTTGTAGATGCAGAAGATACGTTTCCGTATAGGTTTTCACCGTCGTTAAATCCATTTGCTCCAGTTCCGTATTTAAAGTCTAAATAAAAGACTAGACCTGAAGGTAGGTTCATTGGTTGTACAGATACAAAGTCCTGTGCAACGATTTGAGCGAATACTTTACGTACTAATGGTAAAGCTACTCCTGCCCATTGCTCTCCTGCTCCTGCAGTGAAAGATCCTCCGCCAACGTTAGTTGAGTTAGCTTCAGATACGATCTGCTTTGCTTGGTTTTCTAGGATCATAGCCATGTTGTTTGACTCTTTCTCTCCTAGTCCTTCAAGCAATCCAGACTGTTTCCACTTGTCAGCAAGCTTGTTAGCGTCTTGCTGCATGCTTTTGAACTGGTTTGAGCTTTCTAATAGGTTGTTAATTTCCATGTTTTAAATAATAAATTGTTTAAATAATTCCAGCTAATTTTTGCATTCTTCTAACTGCGTCAGATACTTCACTAATTACTCCTACTGGTTTAGTAGATGCAGTGGTACCTGTTGCTTTAGAAGCCATGCCCTTTATTTTAGATTCGACTACTGTTTCTTTCTTTGCAGTTATTACATTTTCAGATACAGTTTCAAATACTAATTTTACTTCTTTTACTGTTTCGGCCTTGTCGAAAGCAGCAATAATGTTAACTTTTTGAGCTTCACTTAAATTGTTAGCTTTAAAAATCTTGTTAACATAAAGTAGTTTAGAGTTAAGAAGGTTGGTTTCATGTAGATCTTTTTGAAGTATCTTGATAGTTTTAAGAGCTTCTTTAAGTTCTGATTCACTTACTGTGCGATTGATGTTTTTGTCTGAGCTATCTGGTTCAGATGATACCTGGTTTGAGGTATCTTCATCTACAGTTTCGTCATCATCGTGTTTAGCTTCATCTACTTCACTTTCAGCTACTGTAGCGTCTAGTTCACGTAAAAGTTCGTCTAAGTCGATTTCTTCATCATCGGCAGCAGGTTCATCGTCGATAGGATCTTCTAGAGGAGCTTCATCGCCCATTCCTTCTATATCTCCACCGTCCATGTCTGCACCAAGTTCTTCTTCTCCGCCGCCTATTTCTTGGCTAATGATATCTCTTACCATGTCCTTAAACTGGTCTACAGTTAAGTCGGAAAGTTCTTCATCACCGTCTATAGCGTCTTCGATTTCCACTTCAGCTTCGTCTTCAGATTCTTCTGAATCATTCTCTGCTTCTTCTTCTTCGTCTTGTTCAACTTCGTCTTCTGCTTCTTCAACTGCTGTAAAGTCTTCCTCTACTGCTTCGTCTTTGTCTTCTTTAGCGTATGCTTCTTCAACCTCTTCTTCTGTTTCGTTTACTACAGCGTCTTCAATGTTTTCTTGTTCTTGAAGTTTTACAGCCAACATATCTTTCAGATGGGGTGTCAAAGTTTCTTCTAAAGCTTCCTTAGCGTTAGCAATAGCGGCTTCTCTTACAGACTTAGCTTCAGCAATAGCTTGCTTGAATAAATCTTTGTTTGCCATTATAAAAATTTGTGATTGTACGATTATTTAGAATCGTAATAAGGATTAAAATATTTTCAACGAGTTACTTGAACTTCGTATTGATATATAAATATATACGATTGACAAAAACTAAATAAGTTTATCTAACTTAAGGTTGTTGTATAATATATCGACATTTGTGTCTACAGTACCGTTTTCCAAAAACCATTTGCGTGCATTATTAGAAACGAATTCTAAGTAATCTTTATCGTCTTTTACCTCTAAATATCTTTTATATATTAAGTCAGCTTTTGCACTATAGTACTCTAACCCCCATTTATATTTTATTTCATCTAAGTTTACACCTATGTAGTGGTAGTCTGGTTTTAG